CGTCCGCACGAAGCTGCCGAATGGAGAAGCACGGCGCAGAGAATCCCTGCTCGATACGCTCGGTGTAAATGTCGTACTGCGCCGATGGGTAGACCGTGCGCAGCTTATCGACGATTTCCTGTACTACGTTAATCATTTGCCCTCCATCATGCGGCTGAGAAATTCCTCGCTTTTGGTCTTGATAAAGTCGGGTGCATCACGCTGAAGGTCGAACAGACCCTCGCGCAGCATGTGCTTTCCTTCAACGAAACTGCGAACCAGACGTTTGCCGATGGCCGGAACATACCGTCCGACCTCCTGCCGGTGGCCGTTCTCCACATATGGTGCATACTCAATGTTGTTGTAGATTTCCGCGCGGTAGTGCTTTCCGCTGCGTTTTGCCTTGCTGATGAACCAGTTGCGCCGCAGATGGCCGGAATCGACCGGCGTGCGGTATTTCACATCGTCAACCAGACCGTTCATCATCTCATCGAGCAGGCCGGTGTAGAAAGCGTCCATCTCCGGTTCGCTGGCAGCGGCCTTAATGCGTTCGTTTAAGTCGCGCAGCTCGTGAAAATCACAGCTTCCCCAGCTTGCCATTACGCTCGCTCCTCTCGGACGGCGGAAAGCTGCTGATGGGTCGGATAGACCGCGCTTTCGCCGCTGTATTTCAGCCGATAGGTCGCGCCGTACTGCTGAACCGCAATGCGGCAGCCTGCCGGAACAGCCAGATCAGGCGCACAGTAGATCGTGGCCTGATAGCTGATCTGACCGCTGTTCGCGTCCGTTTTGCTGTCCGGTGTGCCGGAAAACGACAGCGCACACGGGATATTCTCGTGCAGCACAGCGTCCGGCGTAACAACGGTTTCGCCGCCCACTTCCTGTTTGCTTGTTCCGGTGACGGTCATCACGCCGTCATAGGTCTGCTCCAGCAGCGCCCGTTCCAGCTCCGGATTGCCGAGCATACTACCACCTCATCTTTCGATAGGCGTTCAGCTGCGCCTTGTAGTCGGTGAGGAAGTCACCCGAGCCTGCCAGTGCCGCCAGCTGCTCTGCCGCCGTTGCAAAGGAAAAGGACGTATCCCCTCTGGACACGCCCTTTGCGGCGGGCTGCATATTCTCGTTCTGGAGCTGTACGCTGTTTACCAGACCGCGCACCATAAGCGCTGCGGTGTTCGTCAGGCCGTCCGGCGCTTCGGTCAGATTGCAGTAGTTGCAGATCTGCTCGAGCACCAGCGCACACGCGAACTCAAGCGTTTCCTGCGGCAGGTTCGGCAGCAGGCTTTGCGCCCGCAGCATCAGCGTTTCCCTTGTCATTTCTGCGCTTCCCCCTCGGTTTGTCCTCGGTCGGCTCGGTTTCCTCCTCGGCGGTCACGGTTTCCACGGTAAAGCCCGCACGGCCGGAGAACCAGCTTGCAAGCCACTCGTTATCCGTCTGCGCCTCACCACTGACGAACTGCACGCCGCCGATCTTGCGGTCGTACTCCTCGTTCGGTGCCTTGATCTTGTACATAGCGCTTCCCTCACTTTACCTTGAAGTTGCGCAGCACGCCGGCAGCGCGGGACTTCTTGAGCACGGTTGCCGCTACCATCTCGACATCACCGGCCTTGACCGGGCCTGCGGTAGAGAAATCCGGCAGCGTGGTGGAGATCACCTTGCCGCCCATCGGAGATACGGCGTGGAAACCGTCCAGACCCAGACGGACAGCGTACAGGTCGGTCAGACCGGTAACGGTGGTCTTGGACGAGGATGCGCCGTACTCGCGCGACGTGATCGGCACGACCGGCTTTTCCTTCTTCTCGGCGGTGTCGTAGTAATACTGCATATCCATGAACGGAATGCCGTTGTAACCGCTCATCTGACGACCGAAAGCGTCCTCGGAGTGGGTCAGATAACCGGCACGGCGGGCGCAGGAGCGGATCTTGGTCAGCAGCGCCGCATTGCCGATGAGCATGGTCGGCACGCCGTCCAGTTCGGACAGGAACTCGTCGAGCATATCGAGCACGGTCTTGTAGTTGGTGTCGATCGCCGCCGAGGTGGACAGGTCGATCGCCTTGGATGCATCGGCGTTGATCTCGGTGGAAGTGCCGACAAGCAGCGTGTCCAGACCGTCAAAGCCCTTGGTGCCCTTGTCGCCGTTGATGGCGGTGTAGTGGAACAGGTTGGTGGTCGCCTTGATGTGCTCCTCGAGCTGGAACTGAACCTCGTTGATCTGGCCGTTCGCGGTATTCGCCAGAACACGGTCGATCTTGAACGTACCGCCGAAGATCTTGAGGTCAACCGACTTGGTTTCGCGGTCGGCTACGGTTTCGGTGTAGTCGGTGTTGATGTCACGGAAGTCCGCGCCTGCCGGGGTCTTGAGCTGAGTGTAGCCATAGGTCAGCGTAGAGCCGCCGGTGCCCGGAGATACCGAGTTGTCAAAGGTCAGTGCCTCCAGCAGCATGGAGCCGCGGCGGAACTGATCAATAACCTGCTGGTCCACATGGTTTGCCATGCCGACCTTTGCCTGTGCGAGAGTGATAGGCATTTTCATTCCTTCTTTCTGTTAGCCGTTGGTGTTGTATACTTCTGCGAGAGCGGAACCGAGATCGTTTACCGTGTTCGGGTTGCCGCCGGACTGCGGATTGTAGCCGCCGCCCTGACCGCCGTTCGGGTTTCCGCCCTTGTCGCCCTGCTTGCCGGACTGGCCTGCGCCGTCCTCCTCGAACAGCCACGCCTTGTCTTTTTTCAGACTTTCGACCTGCGCGTCAAGGCCGGTGATCTTGCCGTCTGCGCCGATCTTGATGTCGTCCATCGAGAGCGCCGCGCGGGTCAGCTGCGGATCGCGTGCGTGGGCACGGGTCAGCGCCAGGTCGATCGCCGCATCACGACGAATATTTGCGGTGTCGGTGTCGTACTTGGTCTGGAGGGTCTTGAGGTCGTCCTCCAGCTTCTTCGGGTCCTTGCCGTCCCACGCCTTGGCGGCGGCACGCAGGTCCTTGATGGTGTTGTTCGCCGTGGTCAGCTCCTGCGCCTTGGTGTCAAGGTCGGCCTTGGGAACGTAAGCGCCGCCGGCAGCGTTGACCACCTCAAACTTTGCGTCCTTCGCCGCCTGCTGGAACTGCTCCCAGGTCAGTGCGCCCTTTTCAAAAAGGCTTTTGAGAAATTCCATTGTTTTTTGCTCCTTTCATCGAAAAATGGGTATGAAAAAACCACCTTGGATTGAATCCTTGGTGGTTCGTTCTTAGATTGTACGACAAAGGCGCCTCGTTTCCGAAGCGCCCTTATCGGGATCTCTGGTATTTTGGTGGGTGTGCCCTTTCCCACATTTCTTTTGACCCAGAGGGTGCGTAGCAGCACAATCTCTACTTCAAAATACCGTTTATCTGTATGATTATTATAGCAGATTTATTCCTTGCTGTAAAGAACCTCGCTTTTGTTTATGAGTTTCTTCAAATTCTTTTCTCTGATGCGATAGAACGTCATGATAGAGTTTTTCCGTCCTGTATCATCAGTATCCAGCGCAAGCCGTACAACAACATTCAAATTGGTGTCCGGCAAGCCCTTTACCATGAAAACCGTTCCATCATGTTTACCGTCAACTAGAACAGTATCCGGCTCAAGTGCCGCGGCGGCCCCGTATTTCTCGAACAGCTCCACATCTTCTGGGTGGCGCTCTCGGATATGCTCCAGACGTTCGTCCATAATAATCAGTTCATCTGTTTGCAGCTTTCCAAAGCGTTTTTCCAGATACTCGGTTTTCAGTTTTCCCAACGTCCGATAAATCGGTTGCTCATTCTGCACGGCCGCGTCCCCATTCTCCGCTATCTTAGGTTTTATTATAGCAGATTTTGTCGGTTCTGCAACTGGTTCGGACGTTTTTACGTCCCCATCAACGTACTTCTTCCACCATTCCTCATACGTCAGCTTCTTCTCGACATACTCGGTCTTGCCGGTCGCGGGATTTCTGGCTGCACGCTTACTGCCGACCCGGAACCCCGTCACCGGAACGGTGGTACACCGGCAGCGCGGATGCAGCGGCGGATAATTGATGCCGGTTTCGTGCTCCGCAAGCGGAAACTCGCGCTGATCCAGAGCACCGCACACAGCGCAGGTCTTGAGGTCGAGTGCTGCCTCGAACCGATAGGACTGGACACCGGTTTCCCGGTATCCCTGTTCGGCAGCTTCAGCCGCCATGTGGGCGCTCTCGGTGTGGATGAGCGTTGCCGCCCTGCTCTCGGACACGCCCATGCGCTGGGCGAACTCTTTCGTCATGCGACCCAGTGAATCGCCGCGGACAAAGCCGCGCGAGAGCGTCTGCATCAGCTCACGGGTCAGCTTGTCCTTGTCCGCCCAGATGCGGGACGAAAAGTCGCTGCCGACCCACGGCACCGCAAGAATGCGTTCAATGGTCTGCGGGTCAATCCTCGCGAACGTGCTCGCCACATCGGCCTGCTGGCTGACGGCGTACACCGTGCGGTAGTAGGTATCGGTGTAGCGCTCCTGCAAATGGTCGCGCAGAACATCGCGCTGAGAGCCGAACAGCTCCATCATCCGCAGCTCAACCTGCGTCTGCAATGCCTGCAAGCGCGAGATACGCGAACGGAGATAAACCTCCTCCAGCTCCTTGTCAAAGCCGCCGGCAAGCGCCTTGTCGCGGAACTCGTCCAGCGACATCCGGAAGTCCTCCAGCTCTGCATCCCGCAGCAGCCTGCGTGCGTCTGCCATGCTGACGCTCTCGTTTGCGGCATAGCGGGCGTAGAAGATCGAAATTTCCTTGTCCAGTTCGTGCAGAATGCGCTCGTATTCCCGATGGAACCGCAGACACAGGTCATCGTCCTCGCGTTTCTGCTTTTCGGCCAGCTCGATGGCACGTTTGCGCCAGTAGGCGCCGTTCAGCTTATCCGCTGCTGCCATCGCCTGCACCGTCCTTTGGCGGGAACTGGAACTGCGGCTGCTTCTCGGCTGCCGCCTGCTGTTCCTTTTCCAGCTGCTTCTGCTCGTTCTCGGCATCGTCTACCCACGGATGGTTTGCGAGAATGGTCCTGTCCGAGATAATGCCGACCGACTGCTGCGCGATCTGCGCGGTTTCGAGGTCGTTCTGCACCATGTTGCGTGTCCATGTCTGGAGAATGCGTTTCGGCTGTGCGATACCCTCCAGGCGGCAGATAGCGCGTACCAGCTCGGCAAAGCCGCTGCGGAACTGCGTTTCCAGCATCACGGCCTTGAGCTCCAGCAGACTGTACAGGTACTTGAGCGCCACACCGGACGAGTTGCCGAAATTCTCAGGGTTCGGGTCAACGCCCATGCCGGAAACGAAGATCTGACGGCGGGTTCTTTCGAGGAATGCGTTCCGCGCCTCAAACGGGATTTCCGCGCGGATGGTGTCCACGCCGCCGTCCCCCTCGACCTTGATGAGCTTGCTCTTTTTGAGGTCACTCATGAACTCGGTCTTGTCCGTGCCGCCGTAGTTCTTGATGACGAAGATGACCTCCTGCACGTCCTCCATGTCGTTGGCGAAGCCGGAAACCACCTTGTCGTAGGCGTCGATCAGGTCGCGGTACAGCGGCAGGTCGCCCCGCCGGTCGGCGTTGTTGTAGAACGGGATGAACGGCACCGCGCCGAGGCCGTGCCGCAGCTCCCGCCCGACTTCCGGATATTCGAAGTAGGTGTAGTTGCCGGACACGCCGTTCTGACGGTAGAACCGGCAGGTCGTGTCGTCCCAGTATTCGCACACCTGCACGGTCTGGCCGCTTGTCGGGTCGAGCATGGTGTAACAGCGCAGCACGCCGACGAGGTCGCTCTCCAGCGTACCGGAGAACACCGGCACGATCTGTTCCGGGTCTACGGTGTGGTAGCGGAACCTGCCGTCTGTGCCGCGCCAGTAATGCAGCCAGCCGACCGAGGTGTTGCTCGCGTCAATGCCGAGCTGCATGGCCGTTGCGGTGTACTGATCTCCGAGGAGCTCTGCGATCCGCTCGTTGGCGGTCTTGTTCCCCACATCGAACACCGGCGGATAGCTCAGCGCGTAGGAAACCTTCTGCGTCACGAGCAGATTATGCCACGAGTGCGAAATGCGGTTGTCCGCGAGGTGCAGCGGATTGCCGAGCGCCTGCTCGGTCTCTGCCTGCCGCTGCAAAACGCTGTTGTCCTGCTTGATGCGGTTGACGTTGCTGTAATAGCGCCGAGCCTCGTCCGCCTCGCGGATGAACTGCCCGTGCCCCTGTAAAAGCCGCTGAATCGTGCGGCTGTTCACTTTCACCATACGCTGACCCCTCCTTTCCTGGTAAACTGCTCCGCAACGCCGGTTGTCGCGTCGGGAGCGTCATCGTGGGCGTTCTTGCCCTCTTTCTGGTAATGTAACATTGCTTTTGCGTACTCCGGCCAGCGGTCGCGCCAGTTGACCGGGTAGTAAATGTGATCCTGCACCCACGTTGAGTTCGTGAGGATACGCGCGACCTTGTTCTCGCTCTGGTAGAACCACTCCACACGGCAGCGGTTGGAGCCGAGCCGCCGAAGCTGCTCCTGCACGTTGCGGGCAAAGCCGCGGCCGCCGTTGTTGCTCTCGATTTTCGCAAGGTTTACGCTATGCGCCAGCAGCCGCCGTGCGGTTTCCGGCTCGGTGATCTCCATCGGGTCCTTGGTGTAGTAGATGTCGAGCACATAGGCCTCATGGTTATACTCGCCGTAGATGATGCTGCAAAGATAGTCCGCGCCGGTGTCCGCTGTGTCGGTGTAGCTGCGGATATGCGTGAACAGCGGCCTGCCGTTTGCATCGCGCGGAATGTCTGTGTAGGTCTTGAAGCTGCTGTACAGACGGCCTTTCAGGTCGATCGGCTGCTGCTGGTAGTTCGCGCTGGCGATCTCCTCGCTCATCGTGCGAACCTTGTCCTCGTAGTCCTCGCGGGTGAGAACCGCGTCGCACAGCATCGTGCCGTCATCCTGTAAGGCTTTCATCGTGATGAGTTCCGCATCCGGCCAGTGCTCCAGCGCACGGCCTGCGAGGTCGCCGGTCGCCCAGCGCGTCATGATGATAACGATCTTGTAGCCGGTTTCGGTTCGGGACAGCATCGTGTCCGTGAACCACTGCCACTGCTTGTCGAGTGCGCCCTCATTAAAGGCCTCCTCGGCCTTCTTGATCAGGTCATCGAGAATGAGCTTGCGTGCGCCGAAGCCGGTCGCTGTGCCGCCCGGAGAGGTAGCAAGATAGCTCGCGTACTGCCCCTCAAGCGCCCACTTTCCCGCAGCGGCTTCGCCGTACTTGATGCATGTCTGTGGAAAAATATCCGAAAACACAATGCGGCTCGGGTCGAACCGTTCCTCCGCAATGCCGTCGCGGACCGCCCGTGCGAACGTCGTGGACAGCGTTTCGTTGTAGCTGCCGGTCATGATCTGCTCGGACGGATCGCGCCCAAACAGCCACTGGCTCAGCAGCACCGCCGTGCGGCTCTTGCCGTGTCGCGGCGGCATATTGACCACCAGCACCTTGCGGTCGCTCTCACAGAACGCCTGTAAGCGCCTGCACAGCGTCTTGAGGTACGGCCGGTCCTCGCGGTAGAAGTCCGGCGCCATCAGCTTGCAGAACGACCAGAAATCACGCCGGGCAAGCTCAAGGCGAGCCGCGCGGCGGATGCGCCCGTCAACCATCGTCAGCCAGCTTCCGCAGCTCCTCGGTG